GTATACCGTAAAGAGAGAAGGGTGTAAAGAGAAAAATGGCTAAAAGAAAATCAGGTGCATTGAAGTCTGCAAAGTTTCCCCCACCCAGTCCCTTTAGGAAGAATGAAAACATTGATAAAGCTAATGTTGCTTTTGGTGATCTGGAGTTTGAGGCAGCCATACAAGATTATGTGAAAGACAGCCCAGTGGCACTACTTGCCCTACAGGACATAAACAAACGAGGTGGCATAAGTAAATTTATCAAAGCATTGCAGAAAGGTGATGAAGACTATTTTTCCACCATAAGAGGGCAATTCTTTCCAAAAGAGGGTGATAGGATAGAGTATAATGCTACCGATATACTTTCCTTTTTAAGGGATACACAAAAAGGAATACAGCCTCATCCAATATATGGAGAGTATCTTCCAACAAAAGAAAAAGTAAAATCAGCAAATCTTGTTCAAAATTCTATACCCGTGATAGCGCATGAGCTGTTTCACTATGGAACAAACGTTTTAAGGAAACAAGGTTACGATGTACCAAAAATTTATGAAGGTCGTGATGAAAGTGATCCTACTGATCTCAAAAAAATGAGATCAGACATTCTTAATGAAGAGGCAATAATAGATCAACTAGAAAGATTGCAAAGAAGAAGGTTAGGAATGCCAGAGGACATTAAGCCCGATTACGACAAAGCAGCAAGAGATATTAGGATAAGTATGAGAAAAGGAAAGGATAGATCGCAAGAAGACCTTTTAGGAAAATTTAAACGTTTTAGCGGATATGACAAAGAAGAAAATCCTTTTAGAAAAAAAGTAGATGGGTTTTTTGGAACTGATTTTTTTGTACAGGAAAAACCAAAAGAGGCTTTAAATAGATTCGAAAGCATGGCTCTAGAAGAGCTTGAAAAAAGAAACTACGCTAGAACAAAAGAACCTAAGAAAGATACAAGAGAAAAATCATTTCTGGAAAAACTATCAAGATTAAACCCTTTCAGAGAAGCTGACAGACCAATCTACAGAGAAGGGGGCGTTGTTAATATGCTCAAGAAAATGAAATGAGTGAGTACAGAAAGTATCACGCATCTAAAAAGATGAAGCAGGAAAGAGCCTTGCGAAATAAAAACAGAAGGGCAGCCCTCAAGACTGGTGCAGTGAAGAAGGGTGACAAAAAACAAATTGATCATCGTGATGGAAACCCAAGAAACAACAAGAAGTCAAACCTGAGAGTTGTATCTGCTAGGAGAAACAGAAAGAAACAATGAACCTAGAACTAAAAGATATCAAAGGTAAGCTATCCACCCTACCCACGGATCAGCAAAAGGAACTCTTAAAACTTTTAGAATCATACGAAGAAGCCAAAAACAAAGAAGACTCAAAAACAGACTTCTTAACATTTGTTAAAATGATGTGGTCATCCTTTATAGGAGGACCCCACCATCAGATCATGGCTGAAGCATTTGAGAAAGTTGCTCGTGGCGAGCTAAAAAGATTAATAATCAATATGCCACCCCGTCATACCAAGTCAGAGTTTGCATCATTTCTATTCCCTGCATGGTTCTTGGGGCAGTACCCAGATAAGAAGGTGATCCAAACAGCCCACACAGCAGAGTTGGCAGTTGGCTTTGGTAGAAAGGTGCGTAACCTTATACAGTCAGAAGACTATCAAAAGGTTTTCAAGGGTATAGAACTGTCAACAGACAGTAAAGCAGCAGGTAGATGGAACACAAACAAGCGTGGTGATTACTTCGCTATAGGTGTTGGTGGTGCTGTAACAGGTAAAGGTGCGGATATTCTTATAATTGATGACCCACATTCGGAGCAGGAGGCTCAATTAGGGCAGTACAACCCCGATGTATACGACAAAGTATACGAATGGTACACATCAGGTCCTCGTCAGCGTCTACAGCCTGGAGGTGCGATCATACTTGTGATGACCAGATGGTCGAAACGTGACCTAACAGGTCAATTATTGAAGGTTATGCAGGAAAGAGAGGGTGCAGACGAGTGGGAACTCATACAATTACCTGCAATTATGCCCTCTGGTAACCCTTTATGGGGTGAATTTTGGAGTTTACCCGAACTAGAGAGCCTAAAAGCGGAACTTCCTGTAGCAAAATGGAACGCACAGTACCAGCAAGACCCCACATCGGAAGAGGGAGCGTTAATTAAGCGTGAATGGTGGAACGAATGGACCGAATCAGACCTACCACCCTGTGAATGCATCATTCAGTCATGGGATACAGCGTTTTTAAAGACAGAACGGAGCGATTATAGTGCCTGTACCACATGGGGCGTGTTCTATCACCACCAAGATGTAGATCAAAGCCGTCCTCACCTGATTCTATTGGATGCATTTAAGGAAAAACTAGAGTTTCCAGAACTAAAACGTGCTGCCTACGATAAATATTGGGAGTTTGAGCCAGACCAGATGATCGTGGAAGCAAAAGCATCGGGTGCGCCTTTGGTATTTGAGCTTCGGCAGATGGGGATACCCGTTACAGACTTCACCCCCACTAGGGGTAACGATAAAATAGCAAGGGTCAACGCAGTTACAGACTTGTTTTCTAGTGGCAGTATATGGTACTATCCATCAAGATGGGCAGATGAGGTTATTGAAGAATGTGCCTCTTTTCCCACAGGTGAGAATGACGACCTTGTAGATAGTACGACACAAGCCCTGCTAAGATTTCGTCAAGGGGGTTGGGTCAGAGCAGAGAAAGACGATTGGGATGACGAACCAAAATATAAAAGACCAGTGGAGTATTACTAATGACTATAAAAATCGTAGACGTAAAAGATTATGATCCTAAAGAAATAAGAAGAAAGAGAAATTTAAAAACTCAGTCTTCTAGGCTAGATAAAGCTGACAAAAAACTTAGGGACAAATATAGAGATAGAGGGACTACAGGGGCTGCTGAGTTTAGAAAAGAAAGAAAAGCTCTAGGGGAAAAATTTGATAAAAAGTTTTTTCAAGATCAAATGTTAGATACTAAGTACGGAAAAGATGCTATGAAAAGCCAAGCATACGGAACTTCTCCTATCGCGCCTGAAAGAAAAAAGAAGCCAAAAAAGAAACAGGTTGGCGGAATTATGAATCGTGAAGGAATGGCTGTAAGTAGAGAGGCTAAAAGAAAACCTAAAGCAATAACACCAGGAATGCTTAAACCAAAGTTTGCTGGAAGAAGAAGTAAAGAACTGAGGAAAAAAGATGTTAAGGGTAAAGTATTAGGAGTTAGAAAAGCCCCTAGTAAAGATAAAAAAACAGCTATGCGTGGTGGTGGTCTAGCTAGGTCTGGTGCTGCAAGTTTGTCAGGATATAAAGTACGATGACAATCTCTAGAGCCAGTATGAAATCACAACTGGTTAGAGGTAAGAAGAAGTTTGTAAAACCCAAGAAGAAAAAGTATAAGAAAAAAAATAATAGACTCAAATAGTAACATAGTATTAACCTAAACAAAACTAGAGGTAATTATGGCAGAGGAAAAAAAGAAAAAAGGAGTTACCAGAGAAGAAAGGATAAGAAGATCGTTTCCAAAAGGTAGCAAGTTTGTCGATAAGATACTAAAGAAAGATGAAAAAGTAGGAAGAGATTCCAAAGCTATTGTTGCTTTCCCACCACAAAGAGGACCTGGCTTACCAAAGCAGGGCGTTACAACGGCTCCACCAAAAATAAAAAAAGAAACAAAACCATCAAAGCCCAAAGAGAATAAGCTATCTTCTACAACGGCAGTTGCTGCAAGCACATTAACTGAAGCTCAAAGACAAGCTATCTCTAATAATAAGCAAGCAAAGAAACCTAAAGAAACGAAAAAAGACCCATTAGCAGGTAAGCCAAGAAGTATAGCTGCTGCTAAAAAAGCAGGGCAGTTATATTTCTTTGACAAGAATGGTGTTAAAAAATTAGCTGTAACTAAAGCTGACTTGGATAGAACAGGATTGTCTTTGAGAGAGTATGCCAATAAGTATGCTCCTAAAAAGGTAACTAAAAAAGAAGCCGAAAAATTTAAAAAGAAAGCTGGAGGTGGCATGATGAAGAAAAAAGGTTACGCAGGTGGCGGAAAAATGAAGAAGAAAGGCATGGCAGCAGGCGGAAAAATGAAAAAAGCTACCACTGCAAAAGGCGGTGGCATGATGATGATGAAGAAAAAGATGATGGCAAAAGGTGGAGCCATGAAAAAGAAGGGTTACGCTATGGGAGGTGCTATGAAGAAAAAGGGCATGAAGAAGGGCGGTAAGACCATGAAGATGAGAGGCGGAGGTCTAGCTACTAGAGGCACAACTTTCTCAATTAGATAATGGCAGTAGATAAAACATTAGAACCCTTTGAGGTAGAAGAAGGGGGAAACCCTGAAGAGTCAGAACTCAAAGTTGAGATAGTCAATCCAGACGCTGTGGCTATTGGCACAGACGATGGTGGCATGGTCATAGACTTTGAGGGCAGTGCCACAGAGGAACTAATAGGACCAGACCATAACTCAAACCTATCTGAATTTATAGAAGAGCAAGACTTAGAGGAAATGGCATCTAATCTTGTAGAGGACTTTGAGGCAGATAGAACGTCTAGGAAAGAATGGTCTAGATCATACGTTAAGGGTCTTGATCTTCTCGGTATGAAGATAGAAGAAAGAACCCAACCTTGGGAAGGAGCTTCAGGAGTATTCCATCCTTTACTATCAGAAGCTATTGTTAGGTTCCAAGCACAGGCTATGGGAGAGATATTTCCAGCAGCAGGACCTGTAAGAACAAAGGTTGTAGGAAAGCAAACAAAAGAAAAGAATCAACAGTCAAAGCGTGTAGAGCATGAAATGAATTACATGCTTACAGAGGAGATGACAGAGTATCGTGATGAGATGGAGCAAATGTTGTTTAGATTGCCTTTGGCAGGCTCTGCTTTCAAGAAGGTATATTATGATCCTATTATGGAAAGACCATGCTCTATGTTTGTTCCTGCTGAAGACTTCGTAGTATCATACGGAGCATCAGACTTGATGTCTTGCTCACGATATACACATGTAATGAAGAAGACTGAGAATCAGGTAAAAGCATTACAGGTTAACGGATTTTACAGAGATGTTGAGTTACCAGAACCATCTAGAGATGATACAGACATACAGGATAAGTATGACGAGATGGAAGGCAGTGATACCGTATATGATGAAGACGATAGATACACCATACTAGAGATGCACGTTGATCTGGAGATGCCAGAGCCTTTTGAGGACAAAGATGGTCTAGCAAGACCATTCATAGTTACAATAGATAAATCATCTAGAACAATATTATCAATCAGAAAAAACTGGTATGAGAGCGATGAGAAAAAAAATAAACGACAGCATTTTGTTCACTATAGATATCTTCCTAGCCTTGGGTTTTATGGTACAGGACTTATTCATCTTATTGGTGGGTTGGCTAAATCGGCTACGTCCATACTGCGTCAGCTTATCGATGCAGGTACTCTATCGAATTTACCTGCTGGTCTTAAAGCTCGTGGTCTTAGGATTAAAGGGGATGATTCGCCTCTCATGCCTGGTGAGTTCCGAGATGTCGATGTGCCTGGTGGTGCGATACGAGATTCCATTACGTTTATACCTTATAAAGAACCATCCTCAGTATTGTACCAGTTGTTGGGAAATATTGTCGAAGAGGGAAGACGAAT